CTTCCTTTTCCAATCCCAACCCCCCCGGGGGTATATATATTTTTCAAAAACATGTTGCGAACGTTCGCATTTGCGTTTAAACTCAATGCATGAGCAAGCGCAGACAGTTAGTGTTGGACTTCATCCGTGCATACATCAGGTTGCATGGTGTGTCTCCGTCTTATGAAGTTATTGCCAAAGGGATTGGATTGAAATCTAAGTCAAACATCCACCGGATCATCCACCGCCTGAAGGCGGATGGGCATCTTGTGACCAAGCCTTATAAGTTCCATGCCATTAAGTTAGTGGACACTTCAGCACAGGCCATGATGAAGCTATGAGTTTATTAACCCACGCAGAGATATCCAAGTATCTGGCTATGGTTCCGAGGGCTTCGCCGGAGAACCGGGCTAAGATCCAGATGCTTCTAGAGATGGATAGAATTGAGCGGAGTAAGGAATCATTCTTGTATTTTGTAACCCAGATGTGGCCTGTGTTCATCTCTGGTGCTCATCATAAAATAATGGCAGATGCCTTTGAGAGAGTTGCTAATGGACAACTTAAGAGGCTGATCATTAACATGCCACCCCGGCACACCAAGTCTGAGTTTGCTTCTTTTCTTTTACCTGCGTGGTTCTTGGGGAAGTTTCCTCATAAGAAGATCATTCAGACTGCGCACACCGCAGAATTAGCAACCGGATTTGGACGAAAGGTTAGGAATCTTGTTTCATCAGAGCCGTATCAAAAGGTTTTTCAGACTAAGCTATCAAGTGATTCAAAGGCCGCAGGTCGCTGGAACACTCACATGGGTGGCGACTACTTTGCTATCGGTGTTGGCGGTGCTGTTACAGGTAAGGGTGCTGACCTTTTAATCATTGACGACCCCCATTCTGAGCAGGAAGCCAAGCAAGGCAACCCTGCGGTGTTTGATAACGTCTATGAGTGGTTCACTTCCGGCCCTCGGCAGCGTTTACAGCCGGGCGGAGCCATCATTATTGTGATGACTAGGTGGGCTAAGAGAGACTTAACCGGCCAAATCCTCAAAAACGCAGGTAAAGATGGTGTTGATCAGTGGGAAGTCATTGATTTTCCCGCAATCATGCCCAACGGGAACCCCTTATGGCCCGGATTTTGGTCTAAACAAGCCCTAGAAGCCCTGAAATCCGAGCTTCCAGTGTCTAAATGGGAAGCGCAGTACCAACAAAACCCCACATCCGAAGAAGGCGCGATCATTAAGCGCGAAAACTGGCAGCTTTGGGAGTCAGATACACCCCCGTCATGTGAATACATCATCCAGTCTTGGGATACAGCCTTTGAAAAGAACAATCGGGCTGACTATTCAGCCTGTACAACGTGGGGTGTGTTCCAACATCCCAACAAACAAGGCGATTTAAGGCCAAACATCATTCTTCTTGATGCGTTTAAAGCCCGTATGGAGTTTCCTGAGCTTAAACACAAGGCTTTGGAGATGTGGAAGGAATGGGAGCCAGATACATTGATTGTTGAGAAACGTGCAGCTGGTGCTCCGCTCATCTATGAGATGAGAAAGATGGGAATCCCTATGTCGGAGTATACGCCGGGCAAAGGAAACGATAAGATATCGCGTGTAAACGCTATCTCAGACTTGTTTGCATCTGGCATTGTTTGGTGTCCTGAGACTCGCTGGGCAGAAGAGGTGATGGATGAACTCGCTTCTTTCCCCAACGGAGATCATGATGACCTTGTTGACTCAAGCAGTCAGGCTTTGATGCGTTTCCGCTTGGGAGGATTCATCTCTATTGACTCTGACGAGCAAGATGAGCCTACCTACCATCGCAGACGAGCAGCGTATTACTAAGGAATATTATGAGCATAGAACAATCATTGAGCCAAGCTCCTTTGGGTTTAAGCAATCTAGAGTTGGATGAAACTCCCGCTATTGAGATTGAAATTGAGAACCCCGAGGGCGTAAGGATTGGTTTAGATGGCATGGAGATTGATCTAATGCCAGAAGAAAACGAGGAAGGCTTTGATGACAACCTCGCAGAATACCTAGACGAAGGTGAGCTTCAAAGTATTGCAAGCGACCTAATTGAAATGGTGGACGCAGATATCAACTCCAGAAAAGACTGGGTAGATACATACGTCAAAGGTCTTGATGTTTTGGGAATGAAATATGAAGAGCGTACTGAACCGTGGCTCGGTGCTTGCGGTGTTTTCTCAACGGTACTCACAGAGGCTGCTGTACGGTTCCAAAGCGAGACTATCATTGAAACGTTCCCTGCTGCTGGCCCGGTCAAAACCGAGATCATCGGCGCAATTGATAAACTTAAAGAAGAGGCGGCGGAGCGTGTCAGAGATGACATGAACTACAAGCTCACGGAAGGTATGCCCGAGTACCGCCCTGAGCATGAGCGTATGCTGTATTCCTTGGGTCTGGCTGGCGCAGCTTTCAAGAAGGTCTACTACGATCCATCCTTGGGCCGTCAAGCTTCTATCTTCATCCCCGCAGAAGATGTAATCATCCCCTACGGCGCTTCCAGCGCCATGACCTCAGAGCGTGTGACTCACATCATGCGCAAGACCAAGAATGATATTCGCAAGCTTCAGGTAAGCGGGTTCTATGTTGAGTGTGATCTGGGTGAACCCTTACAGTTCTACACCGACGTAGAAAAGAAAAAAGCTGAAGACCAAGGCTACAACCTATCTGATGATGACCGCTATCAAATCTATGAAATCCACGTAGACTTTGATCTGCCCGGCTATGAGGATCCAGATGGGATTGCTCTACCCTATGTCATTACCTTGGAGCGTGGCACACAAGAAATCCTAGCCATCCGCCGTAACTGGAATGAGGATGACAAACATAAACTCAAGCGCCAGCACTTTGTTCAGTACACCTATGTACCGGGATTCGGAGCTTATGGTCTAGGTTTGATTCACCTGATCGGTGGATACGCCCGTGCAGGCACATCTTTGATTCGTCAGCTGGTAGATGCTGGAACATTGTCTAACTTGCCCGGTGGTTTGAAGACCCGTGGCCTGCGTATTAAAGACGACGATACCCCAATTACTCCCGGTGAATTCCGTGACGTGGATGTACCTAGCGGATCTGTTAAAGAGAACATCATGGCCCTGCCATACAAGGAGCCTTCACAGGTTCTCTTGTCTCTCTTAAACCAGATTACAGACGAAGGCCGCCGTCTTGGATCTATCGCAGATATGAACATCAGCGATATGTCTGCCAACTCTCCAGTGGGTACAACACTGGCGTTGCTTGAGAGACAACTCAAGACTATGTCTGCGGTGCAGGCTCGTGTTCATTATTCAATGAAGCAAGAGTTTAAACTGCTCAAAGAAATTATCAGGGACTACACCCCAGATGACTATGAATACACCCCTGTATTTGGTACGCCTCAAGCCAAGCGTGAAGACTATGACATGGTGGATGTTATCCCCGTGTCAGACCCAAATTCCGCAACGATGGCTCAGAGGATCATGCAGTACCAAGCGGTCATTCAGCTGGCTCAAGGCGCTCCACAGATTTATGACTTGCCCTTGCTGCACCGCCAGATGATTGAAGTTCTGGGAATTAAGAACGCAGATAAATTAGTCCCAGTTGATGATGACCAGACACCAAGAGATCCTGTGTCTGAGAACATGTCGTTCTTGACTGGTAAACCAACTAAAGCGTTTATCTACCAAGATCACGACGCACACATCGCAGTCCATACATCAATGATGCAGGATCCTGTGGTGATGGGTCAGATTGGTCAGAGTCCTATGGCTCAGCAGATTCAGGCCGCCATCATGGCTCACGTTGCTGAACACGTAGCATTCCAGTACCGTCAGAAACTTCAAGAACAGCTTGGAGCTACATTGCCTGCACCTGATGCCAAGATGGATGAGAACACAGAAGTTCAAGTCTCCAAACTTGTGGCTCAAGCTGCGGCTCAGCTTCTACAGATGGATAAGGCTAAGCAAGCTCAACAACAGGCTGCTCAGCAGGCTCAAGATCCAATCATCCAGATGCAGATGCAGGAACTTCAGATCAAGAAGCAAGAAGCTGACATCAAGGCTCTTAAGGTTAAGGGTGACTTACAGATCAAATCTGAAGAGCTGTCACTCAAAGCCCGTGAGAGCGCAGCCAGAGTTGGTGAAGATCCAAACATGGCAGCACTGCGTTTACAGCAAGAGATTGCTCAAGCCCAAGAGCTTCATGGCCTAGAGATGGCCGCTAAGCAAATGGAGCTTCAGCAGGCTCAAGCTCAGCAACAACAAGCCCAAATGCAACAGCAGCAGGCTATGGCTCAGCAGCAACAACTTCATCAGCAGAAGTTATTACAAGGTAATAAGGAGTAATCATGGCCAATATGCTTGAAGTGTTAAACAAGAAACTTGACGAACAAGTCAAGCAGTTGGTTGATGTTGTCAGTGGTGGTGGTGCGAAAACCTACGATCACTACAAAGAACTGTGCGGAACGATCCGGGGTCTGCAAACCGCGCAGTATGAACTTGCTGACCTCGTGCGAAAAACTAAGGAACATGAAGATGAGTGAATTTGATGTAAGTGCGGTTGATCTCAGTGGTGTGCTTAATACCTCCGCTGAAGAGAAAGCCAAACAAGTGCCCGATCCGGCTACCTACCATCTCCTCTGTATGCTGCCCAAAGCAGAAGAGGAATTGGGTGAATCTGGTTTGTTATACAAAACAGCCACCATGATGCATCACGAGGAGCTTCTCTCCCCCGTGCTGTTTGTTGCAAAAATTGGCCCTGATGCGTTCAAAGATCCGGCCCGTTTCCCATCTGGCCCGAGTTGTAAGGTTGGTGACTTTGTGTTAGTGCGTCCTAACACGGGAACCCGCATGAAGATTCATGGTACAGAGTGGAGACTAATCAATGATGATTCCGTTCAGGCGGTTGTGCAAGACCCTCGTGGTATCCAACGTCCAACTTAAGGAGTAAATCATGAGTGAAGTTGAAAAAACAGAATTTGAATTTCCTGATGAAGCAGAACAAAACCCCCGTAAAGGTGGGAAAGTTGTAGAAGCTGAGGCAGCGGAAGACGATAAGCCTGAAATTGAGATTGTGGACGACACCCCAGAGGGCGATAAATACAGAACCCCGATGGCGGAACCCCCGCAAGATCCTACCGAGGAAGAGCTTGCAAGTTATTCTGAGAGTGTAAAAAATAGGTTTAAACACTTTACCAAGGGCTATCACGAAGAACGCAGAGCGAAAGAAGCTGCTCAACGTGAGAAAGACGAAGCTATTCGTATTGCTCAGGCAATTTACGAAGAGAACAAACGCCTCAAAGGTTCAGTTAATCAGGGTCAGCAAGTTCTCTTGGAACAAGCCAAGAAAGTTGTTAACTCAGAAATTGAAGAGGCTAAGCGTCAATACAAAGAAGCTTACGAATCCGGGGATTCAGACAAGTTGTTAGAAGCGCAGGAAGCACTAACTACAGCCAAAATCCGCGCAGATAAAGTAAATAATTTTAGACCTGCCCCTTTACAGGAACAAGAAACTCCTGTACAAATGCAGCCACAGCCTCAACAAGCTGCACCCGTTGACGAAAAACTACTTGCATGGCAAGACCGAAATCAGTGGTTTGGAAGCAACAAACGGATGACTTCATACGCCCTAGGGTTGCATGAAGAGCTTGTCGAGAACGGTATCAGGGTTGGCAGTGAAGAGTACTACAAACGTATTGACACTGACATCCGAGAAAGATTCCCCGACCAAGTTGGAGCCGGTGAGTCCGTTGATGCGAAACCTCAACGTACCAAATCCAATGTTGTTTCACCTGCCACCCGCAGTACAGCGCCTAAAAAGATCGTACTGACGCAGACACAAGTGAATATCGCCAAGCGGTTGGGAGTTCCATTGGAACTGTACGCCCGTAAGGTTGCTGAAGAAATGAGGAAATGAAAATGGAAAAATCTAACCGTATGACTCGTGAACTTGATACCCGCGAGAGGATGGAGCGTCCTAAGCAATGGATGCCACCACAACTTCTGCCAGACCCCAATCCGGAGGCTGGTTATGCGTTTCGTTGGATCAGGATTTCGTCACAAGGTAAAGACGATGCCACAAACATTTCCGGTAAGTTACGCGAAGGCTGGGAACCTGTTAAGGCTTCTGACCATCCCGAAATCCGTCTGTTTGGTTCTTCCAACGGGAAGTTTCCTGACAGTATTGAAGTCGGCGGTTTGTTGCTTTGCAAAACACCTGTGGAATTTACTCAACAGCGGAATGATTACTACCGAAAACAATCGGAAGCTCAGATGCAGTCAGTAGACAA